TTTTCTAAAGTAGCTGCATTTAACGACTTACTTACTGTATGTTCACTGTGCTCATAGTAATGTATTAAGTCGTAAATAGCACCCTTCAAATCTTGTGGAATATTATCTACACCGTCATAACCCGCACGGTAAGTAACTCTTAAGCTCTTGTGTGGATGCTGTACATAATATGCAAACGGAATGTCCCATTTCTGAGTACTAATCTTACCTTCATCGTAGTAGGCAAAATAGCCTGTACCATCGGCTGAATCTTCGGTAAGTTCTGTGTATGTTTGACCACCATCTACAGAAACACCAACATAAGTAACTTCTAGAATAGGAAAGTGTGTTAACCACACTTCAGTATTTAAAGCACTATAATATTCGGTGATTCCTGGACTAGCGGAGTAATCAATGAATTTTCTATTACAATAAGTCTCTACAATATCACTTACCTGAAGAATTAATTGCTCACGACGAGCATCATCTTCAGGGCTAGTAAGACCTTTGTAAGTTTTATATTCATCTAAATATACTAATTCAGCCATTATTAATCCTCAGGAATGGGGGAGGGTTGCCCCTCCCCCGTTAGTTTTGTATTAACTATTAGGTAGCAAATACGAACTTAGCTACGCCCTCACCAACGTCAAGATCCTTGAACCCGAAACGACGGGTAGCTACAAGGCCTCTCTTCTGGTTAGGTACATCTAGCCACTGCTCAACTCTCATAGAGCGAAGTTCGCCCTTAACAAAGTTGGCTGGACGTACAAGTAGACCAAATGGTGTACCAGCAGCAGGAGTTGCAATATTAGTATTGTCAAATTGCTGAGATACAACAACTGGGGTACCATAAATAGCACCAACCTGACCTGTTACGATAGTAGCACGATCACCGATCTGATCCATTGTCTTGAAGACAGCTAGATCCATCATGTGGTAATATAGTTCATGAGAAACAACCCATACTAGGTTATTTGGCTCAAGACCATAGATACCTAGATTCTTGCGTGCAGTAATGAAATGACTGTCAGTTACATCAGTAACGTCACCAGCAGCGCCGGAGGCGGATAAGCTGAAGGACACGTCAGTTACAGAAGCACCCATGCCGGTTAAACCAGTAATTGGGTCAGTACCACCGCCAGCACCACGTAGAAGTGCTAGGTCAGCGGAACGAGCCATACGGCGGCTGATTGCATCACGGATAATTGGTAGAAGTGGAACAATGCTATCCTCTTCTTCTTCATAACCAATGAATTCCTTAGTTGCAAGCTTGTGGGCTGTGATTACGTTCTCTTTTAGTTCGTGATCAACTGCTAGACCAGTAGAGGAATTTGCAGCTGCGCCATTAGAACCTAATACATCAGAACGATAATCGCCAGTTGGAATCCACTCACCATAGCCGGCTTCTGGATTTGTTGGCATATACATAGTAGGTGTGCTCATTGGCATAGTACTAAATAGAGGCTCAACCTTAAGCTGTTCTCTCATCTCGTTATGTACGCGAGTAGAGAATTCCTCTTCCCATGCGGTCTGAACGCTAGAATCCCAGTGCTCCATACCAGACTTCTCACGAATCTGCTTGAAGTACTTTGTATTCTCGATTGGCTGTCCAGGCTTTAATAGCTTGGATAGAAGAACAAGTCCGTCCTTCTCAGCGGTGCTTAGGCCATCACGGCTTCCACCCTTTTCGGAATAGGACATCTTGCTCTCCCTAGTAGCATTAACAAGTTCCTTAATTTCGCTCTCTTTCTCATCAAGAGCCTTCTGAAGCTCCTTAAGCTTTGCAGAGTTATCTTCCTCTACGGCCTTAGTAGCATCCTTTACAAGCTGCTCAACCATAGACTGCATTTCTACACGCTTTGCTTCTTCAGCAGCCTTAACCTTAGCTTCGGCTTCCTGCTCTGCCTTAAGCTGTGCCTTAATTGTTGCGGCAATAGCCTCTAGGTCAATCTCAGGGGCAGCTGCTTTATTTTCGACATTCTTAGTGTCTGCCATTGTATTTATCTCCTCAATATTGTTATCTTCATCAATGAAAGATTTTTTAAATTCTTCGAATTCGCTCGAATTCTTAAAACTCTTACTTACATTAAACGTTGTGTAGGGGTTCGCTGGAACCGAAACGACACTTACTTCTAGTAGTTCGACTTCTTTGATGCGAAAAATATCTTTTTCTTTATCATAGTCAGCGTCTTTTACAATAAACCCAACACTAAAGGCCTTTAGAACACCATCTTTTACAAGATGCCAAACCTCTGGAGCACCCTTACTGATTTTAGCTTTTAGTGCTAAACCGCGACCTGTATTCTTAACCTCAGTGGCTGTTCCTACAGGCTTTTCGTGATTATGAAATGCTAGAATAATTGGATTCTGCTTATAAGCATTAATAGCTTTTTCGTTCCAAGCACTAGCTTCAATAATATCACCCATACGATCTATGTTATCAGTACTGGCAGCCCCTTCAATAATTAGCTCATCATCGCCTTCTTCTGAATCTACTGCCTTAAATGTAAGCGGAGTATCAAAGAAAAGAGTTTTGTTTTGAATATTTCTATTCTTCATTAGTTGTTTCCTCTTCCTCTTCTGTATCTCCAGAAGGTCTACCTCCTTCGTTCGGATTCACCGCTGAACCCGCAATGTTTGCCGGAATACGTAATTCGTCAGCATGTGTTTCGGTTGATGGACTCATGCGCATTTCAAATCTAGCTTCATTAACTGTTATAATGCCTGCGTTAACCAACCCAACAAATTTATTTGTCTGTTCACGTATTTCTGGCTGAAGTGCCCGAACACCTATAGTATCCGGTTCTAAGTCGTAAGCAAAGTATCGTTCCATTGCTGAAATTACTTTCGTTACGAGAGGTAAAACCGTTTCTTCGTAAAACAATCTCAGATTTGGACTTAAGTTGGCATTATTCCCGGAATTGAGTAGCACGGGAGGAACTCCCAGCGCTTTTAGTATTTTCAACTCATGTCCATCAACTGAGTTTTCAAAGTCCAACTCTTTCCATTTAATATCAGAAAGTGGATGAACCTTAAAATCTCCGTCCAATAGTATCGGACGGCGAGCCCCGGATCTAGGACTATAACTTCTTCTCCAATTTTCAAGTATTCTTTGCTTTATTTTAGCACTTAGAATATTTGGAGTAGTTAGAACTAAGCCCGGTACGGCTCCATTTTCAAAGAAAAGCTCCTGAAATCTTAACATCTTGTATAGAACATCGATGCTTCTCTTTGTACATTTTAGTCGTGACACGCCGCGATATATAGAATCTCCAGCATTTTCACGAATGTGTATAATTTCGTTTGGTTTAAATTCGGTTTTACTATCATAAATATAACCTTTTACCTTTGTCTTCTTACCAGTAAGTATCTCCATGAGATGTGCTGGTAGGTGATAAAGATATGCACCATCAAAGTATATAAACGCGTTTCCATCTAGAACTAAGTCCATATATATTTGACGGCGAAAAGTATTCATATCATCGTCTTCGTTAGGTTGAAAGTTTAGTAATGTTCCTAACTTTTTGGCCCTAACTAAGCCAGGTTTTCTATTTGGCCCCTCTCCAATAGTAGTCTGAGGTTGAAACGGTAGCTTGTCACCCATTGAAACATTTATTTCTGCGGCTGAATCAACTATCATATCTACGCCTCGGCGTACTACTTCGACTGTATCGTAGGCTCTACCAAAGTAGAGTGGAGCGTAGGTGGCTTCCTTTCTTTCTCCCTCGTCCTCCGCGATACTAGCCTGAGCGGGATTCATTTTTATGTTATACCATAAATCTTTGAAAAATCCCATTTATTTTTCCCTATGTTTTGTGGCTTGCTTGTCAATCCAGCGTCTTTGTTTTTCAGCAGTAGCTAACGCCGGTTTTTGACCATAAACTTTGTGTAGCTTATTGTTGTGGCAATCCTTGCAAAGTGTGGCTACAGCTGTATAAAGTTCATACTCATGTTCTGCTATAAAATCATCTCGTACACGTAGTATGTCATCAGTAGAATCTATTTGTATTTTATTCTTTCGTTTCCATCTGTCCCAAAGTAAGTCCACGGTGTGAAGGTGATGAAACTGTAGTTCCGAAGTAGTGTTACATATTTCGCATACAGGTCCTTTTTCATACCGACTCTTTGCTCTATCTCGAACATATTTCACTTCAAGTCGTTTTAAATCTGACATTATATTAGCTCTTTCTAATATATACAAGTTAAAAATAAGCCCCCAGTGGGCTG